GAGCAAGGACTGGAAATTCCTTGCTTTCAACTGGAAGTATGGGACTCCAAAGTATCGGAAACGCGTTGAGCAGTTGAAGAAGGAAATGCCTCCGTTCGATTTTGCCACTGAGTACGAGCTGAAGTGGATAGAGGACGATGAGCTGTTCTTCAAGACGGAGGACATAAATGCAGCAATCGAGGACTACGAAATTCCATACATGACACAGAGCAAAATCTATGCTGGGCTCGACATTGCCCAAAAGCAGGACAAGACGATTCTCACGTTTGTCACTGTGGAGGGAAAATTCGTTCGGGTTGTTGCAATCTACGAGCTGGTGGGAAAATACACTGATCAGGTTCCGAAAGTTGCAGAGCTTCTCGATCGGTTTGACATCGTGAAGCTTTACATGGATGCGACGGGTGTCGGTGCACCTTTCTACGATTTGCTAATCGAGGAAGTTTCATATCCCTACCGAGTTACTCCCTACGTTTTCACCCAGAAGTCCAAGGCCGACGAACTCTACGCCAACCTCGACTTCCTCTTCTCCTCCCGAAAAATGATAATTCCCAACCACCAACCACTTCTCGAAGAACTGTATTCCCTCCAGAGAACCATTACGAAATCTGGAAATGTAATCATACATCACCCACCCAGGGGGCATGACGACTACTGCGATTCCCTTGCTCTTGCTTGTTTTGCAGCGAGGGACGAGATGAAAAAGCCGACAGGCAGTTTTGTTGGGACTATTGGCAGAGTGAAAGGAAAGCTTACTGGAAAAATAGTTAGTGTTGACAGGAAGGGTGAGAAAAGGATATGGCTATTAGGAAAGCGAAGCTCAGGGGAAAAGTCTGCAAAGTAGCTGAGAAGATTCTTGAGGAAAATGATGGAGCACTGAGTTTCAAGGACTTGTGCTTCTATGCTTCGAAAGAAGGGGGATTTTCCTTAACGTATCGGCAGTTTGCCCAGTACTTCAGAGGGTGCAAATCCCTTGAGCGGGTAGTTGTTGATGGGGTGTCATACTATATCTTTAAAAATCAGCAGGACAATAAAGATAGCAGGTGATTTTTTTGGGACTCTTGCAGAAGGCTCGCGAGCTGTTGACTAAATCGCGCAGGTCAGTTGTAAAATCTACGTATAGCAGCCTTGGGGGCGTTGTCTCTGAGACTGGTGATAAATATCCGTTGGACTATTATCTTGAGGATCCGCTTGTTTTTGGTGCAATACAGAACAAGGCAAACTGGATAATTTCTGCTGGGTTTGATTTCATTTCGCTGTCTGGCAACCAGAACGAAGTCAAGTCCAGGGCCATGTGGGCTTTGCAGAAAGGGTTTACCCACAAGCTGTACAATTGGGTTCGCTCGAACTTGCTGTGGGCAGACGTGTATGTGGAGATTGATCCTCCGAGGCAGGATTTCTATGTGCTTGACACGGACACGATCACGGCAGAATATGATGAGAAGGGGCGTCCCATAAGGTACATCCAGGAAGCGAACGGAAAGCGAGTTGTACTTTCTCCGGAGAAAGTAATTCACTTCACGTCGAACGTGATCGGGTCAGAACTCAAGGGGATTTCTCCCTTGACATCAATTAAGGATGTTGTCAAGTACAAGAAAACCGTTGAGGAATATACACAGGAGTTTTTCCGACGGAATGCAACTCCGAGAATGCATATAAAGGTTGCAAAAGAGGGAAAGACAGATGAACAGCTTAAGGATTTGAGTGAAGAGCTTGAGAAGCTGTCACCGCATGGTGACATCATAACCACAGATGACATTGAAATCAAGCCTGTTGGCTCCAACATTGTTGACATACAATTTGGAAACTATCTTGAGTACTTGCAGCGCCAGGAAACGTTTGCACTGAACATGTACCCAATCTTGCTTGGAATGCCAGAGGGTTCCAATAAGGCAAGTTCAGAGGTTCAGCTTAAAGCATTTGCATATCATGTTAAGGCGAAGCAAGCTGAAGTTGAATTTTTCGTCAACACGATGCTGTTCCCGAAGCTGTTTGGGGATGACAATGACGTGTTGATAAAGTTCCGTGAGGTAAACACGGATGATCTGCTGAAGAAGGCGACAGTGAAGCTTTACCTTGGAAGGGCTTATTCCCAGCTTGCAAAAACAGGAGTTTTGTCTCCTGAGCAGGCGCAGCAAATGTTCCTTGAAGAGGTCGATAAGCTATGACTAAAACAATGGATTTGTTCAATTTAATTGATGCGCGGTTGGATAGGATCGAAAATAAGATTGATGAGCTGACGGTGCAAGTTGTGGAGAACAGAACAAACTTGCAGAACATGAAAACGGTTGACATGAAGGCAATGGCACTCATAAGTACCATCGTTGTTGGAATGTTCAACCTTGTCAAGGCATTGGTGTTGGGAAAACCTTAAAAAACAGCAAGTATAATATGGTGGTAGTATGATAAGTTTTAACATACCAATCCAGAAGGCGTCGGATGTTGGTGGGGACTTCCTGGTTGAGGGAGTCGCAACATCGAGCACTGTTGATTTGGATGGCGATGTGATCGCTAAAGAGCTCGTGGATGCGTTGCCAAAGGAGCTCGTTGGAAAGCCGATATTGAAGGATCACAATCGCAGCGTTGATTCCATGATCGGTGTGGTTGAGGATGCGTGGAATCAAGATGGGAAGGCAATAATTCGTGCCAAAATTTCAAAGACCGCTAAGAGGGAAAGAACCTTGCTCGAAGAGGGGATCCTCAAGAGCTTCTCAATAGGTGGGTTCGTTCCTGCGGGTGGATATGACTACGACGAGAATGGAAATAGGATAATTAAAAGCTTGAGGATCGAGGAAATTTCATTTACCCCGACTCCAGCAAATCCAGAGGCGAACATAATGGCTGTGATTGCGAAAGCTGCTAAGAAAGTGACCAACGCTGAGTGGGAAGCCCCTCCACAAAGCGTGAGGGATGAACTCCCTGCGGATTATTTCCTTTTGCCAAGCGAGAGGAAGTTTCCGTACAAGGAGTGGAAAGGACCAAATAAGGGGGCAATAAACTGTAATGGTCTTCGTGCTGCAATATCACGTGCAGCACAGCACGGTTACGCTGAGGTTGAGCGGAAAGCTCGTGAGTTGTATGAGCGTCACTGTGCAGTGAAGAAATCTTGCGGATGTGAGGAGAGTGGTGAGATGTCTGAGGATGAAGTTAAAAAAGAGACTCCTCAGGAGCAGGTTGAAAAAAGTGTCGAGGAAGTTAAGGAGAGTGCTCCGGAAGCTTCCGAGACGGTTGAAGAAACTGCTCAGGAGGAGGAGGTCGAGAAGTCGCTTGACGTCGAGGCAATAAAGAAAGAATTTGCCGAAGTCGTCAAAAGCGAGTTCGAGAGCATAAGAAAAGCTTTCGAGGAAAAGCTCGAGGCTTTCAAGAAAGAAGTTGAGGAAAACTTCGAAAAGAAATCAACTCGTGAGTCTCTCGTTAAGAAGGCTGACGAGAAGAGATTGAGAATACTGTTTTAAGGAGGGAGATGTAAATGACTCTTGTTGAGGGAACTGACAGTGCAGGTGGGTATCTTACCCGTGCTGCATACGACAAAGTTCAGGAAATGATATATGAATATGGACTCGCTCGGAAGATAATTCCGATAATGAGGCTGGACACTGACAAAATTGATTTGCCAAATAGTGACAGTTCAGGCGTGACTGCTTACTTCGTTAGCGAAGCGGGCACTGTGACTGCAAGTGAACCTACTTTCAGCCAAACGACCGTGACGATGAAGAAGCTTCGTGTCAAGGTGCCTATGTCTCAGGAACTTATTGATGACGCTGAGGAAGATGTTGAGAGCTATGTGCTTAAGATGATGGCTAATGCGATTGCCCTTAAGGAGGACACTGCGATTTTCAAAGATGGTGGTGTGTCTGGTTCTGGCATAACCAGCATAATTGACACGACTGGCATAACGACCCAGGACCTTGATGGTGCATACCTTAGCCCTGACCACATAAGCAAAGCTATTTCGACTTTGGAAACCAATGGTGCAAACATGAACAGGCTTGTGCTTGTTGTGCACCCGCTTACTGCGCACTACCTGAGGACTCTTAAGGACAATAACAACAACTATCTGTTCAACACGCTGAACGCGGGCAACCCAATACTCAAGACCGGTGCTATCGGCCAGATAATGGGTGTTCCTGTGTACACCACGCCTGTGTTTGGCACTGCGACTGAGACTGTGACTGCTGGTAGCAAGACTTGTACCGATGCGCTTCTGTTTGACACTGGCGCTATGACCTTGTTCATGAGGAAGAGCATGTACAAGGAGCGTGACAAGGACTACGACACTGACGTGTGGAACATTTACCTCACTGAGCGCATGAGCTTTAACGTGAGGCACCCCAAGGGCGTGTACCACTTCGACAAAGTGCTGGTTGAATAAACCAGCCACTAATTTTTTATTTTTTTAGGTGTGCGAGATGAAAGCAAAGGTGAAGGCGCTGTTCAGGTTTGTTGGAGAGAATGCTTATTATGACGCCAAGCCTGGTGACATAATTGAGGTCACCGAAAAAGATTTCAGGTATTTGAAGGAGCGGGACTGGGTCACTGGAATTGCTCCAAAGAAAGTTAAGAGGGTTCGGAAGAAAAAGGTCGATGAGTAATGGGGTACGTTACATACACTGAGCTTACAGAGTGGTTTACCCCAGATGAATCTCAAGCGACTGTTGAAAAAATGATTGATTGGGCTTCTTCTATTGTTGATTCTGAAACTGGAACGAGATTCGAATCCACATCGAGAACGGACACTTTTATTGCAGATGGGCACACCAAAACATTTTATCTTGAGAAAACCCCTGTCATAAGTGTTGACAGCGTAACAATTATCGATGATGATGGCGACACTGAGACTTCTACCGTTAAATACTTCATGTCGCAGTCTGGAAAAGTTGTAATTGAGGATATTGCTTCAGAGGGGTATCGTGTTCAAATTTCTTATGCTTACGGAGACACGGATAACTTGAGCTTGGCAAAGCTTGCAACGATTTACTTGACGAGGCTTGGGCTTGAAATGATGAAACGTGGTGGCGGTGTTTTCCCTGAGGAATCCTTGAGAATTGGAGACATTGAATACCGTATTTCGAAGGACAGTGAGCTCCGTAAGGTTGTGATGGATGTCAACGACATCCTGAACAGGTTGAGAAAGATGAGAGTATATACGCCAAATAGGAGTGATAGGTATGATAGTGTCCGTTGGTTTTGAGACGTTTTACAAGGCAGCTAAAGGCGTTGGAGCAGAGGGTGGGCTGTTTGCAGCAGTGTACTATGTGATTGATGATCCGTACATTTCGCTGTATTTGCCCATTGACAAGGGAGTTGTCATGCAGACCAGCGTCTTGAAGGACGGAGCTGACCAGAGTCGGCTTCAAGAGCTCATGGAGAACGGTGTGCCTTGTGTTAACGTCCTTGTTTGATAGGGTTCTTGATTTATATGGCCAAGAAGTGACTGTTAAAGCCATAACTCGGACGTATGATGACCGTGGAGATGCAACGGAAACAGAGGATGAGTCAACACTGAAATGCGTTGTCGTGTATGCACAGAGAGCAGATGCAAGGCCATATCCCTTTGCCAACATGGACAATATTTCTGTGGTAATTTATGCCAGGTCGAAAATTGATGAGGGCGATAAGGTTGTTCTTGATGGGAAAACCTGGCGAGTTGAGGCAGTTCGCCTCATAAAAGACGTTTACGCAATGGGATTGTCTGAGGTGGTGTAGTGCCGAAAACGCTTCCAGTTCTGTTCAACGATGTTTATGAAGATGCGTACAACTTTTTGATGACTGGATTGAGGGAACGGCCAACATTTCAAATTTTTGAGAAAGACGTTCCTGTTGTGCAGGATTCTGCCTTTGTTTTGTGGAATGATTCTGACAGGATCTTAAAATTGACAAAGCTCAAATTTGGAAATGTTTTAACCTCGTTGAATTCAGGATCTCCAGTTAAAATTGCCCACAAGAAAGTCACTGCTGTATCGGGCGGAACTCAATTGCAGATAGTTGCGAGAGATAGTGAAGATGCGCTTCCGAGTGGAGTTACTGCTGTCCGTGATCCGGCTTCAGTAACGTATGGTGTTGATCTTGGAAGGCTGATGATCTACCCTGCTGTTGATCCTTCAAGCTATTCTGGCCAACGGGTTCCAACTGTTGAAGAGAAACTTCATGAGGTTTCTGCTGGTGCAAAAGGCTTAGTCATCAGGAATGGGGAAGGATTTGCCCTTGTCATTGAAAACAGCCTTGACAGCACTGTGTTTGATTTTTGTGTTGAAATTGTTGTCGAAGCAAACCTTTAAAAATCATCAAGTACAATATTGTTTTGATCAGCCAAGAGAGGCTGGTTGTTTGGCCAAGAGAGGCGATTTGAGTGGTAACTGTAAGTTCTGCCTGGCAAGATATTTATAACGCGATTAGTTCTAACGTTTCAGATCCGAAGAGCCGTGGCACTAAATGGATTTTTGGCTCTTATCCTGATGTTTACGCCAAGGATTTTCCTGGATTTCCTCTCATAGTCATACAGCCAGTAAGCAAATCTGAGAAAAAATATGACATTGGCTCTTCCTCGAAGAAAGAGCAAGCTATAATTTCCCAAATTGAAATATATTCAAAATCCTCGTCTGAGGCGGATTCACTCGTGGATTCCGTGCTTTCAGCGATTGAAAATGTTTCCCTCTACGACAAGGTTGTTGAGAGGGTTGATTACAATTTCGAGGACATTGCAGGGAGCAATGTTCATGTTCGAGTGATATTGGTCAGGTGGAGAATATATGATTAGAGCCAGAGTGTACGGGAAAGGGCTTACCCTACCTAAACGGCTATCGAAATTCCCTGACCGATTGATCGAGAAATACGCTAAAGAAGCGAGGGCTCAAATACAGCGTTACACTCCTGTACGTACTGGATGGATGAAGCGAAACTGGCAAGTGTTTAGGCGAAGGGACAAATGGGTGCTGCATAACCCAGTGTACTATACAAAATATGTGATTCGCGGTACTCGAAAAATTCATCCAAAAAGACGAAGCTATTTGCTGCTTCATGATAAGCGTACAGGAAGGATATTAGCAAAAAAGAGGTGGGTTCGCGGTCAGACAGCAAACCCGATCCATCTTAGGGCAATTGAACGTGCCAGGCCAACAATTGCTGTCGCATTGAGAAAAATGTTACTGGAGGTGTAGAAATGGTGAGTGTAGTACAACCTGGAGACTTTAAAATAGTGATAGATGATGCTGGAGCAGCAGATCCGTTTACAACGGGAACTGAGGTGCTCGGTGTCAAGGAGTTTGAGATTCGGCTTCCTGAGAAGGATGTCGAGTTGCACACTGCAATTGCGTCAGAC